CAAATGATTGCTTTATTTTCAACAATAACAGCGTGTTTAATTCATTACGCACATCAAATACTTAAAAACGATATTGACTGATTTACCTTTAAAGCCTAGTGGGGTATACTGGTAATCAACACCGATGGGTGTTAGGAGGATGATCAATGTCTAGTTTATTGAATGAGAATAATAAGAAAATGTTAGCGTCTTATGCACGGTCTTGCGTTGGAGCAGGTCTTGCAGTTTATATGACAGGAAATACAAGTCCAAAAGATATCGCAACAGCGGCATTTGCTGGTCTAGTTCCAGTAATTATGCGATGGCTGAATCCAAACGATCCAGCTTTTGGTCGCGGCAAGTAATTTCTAAATAGGAGACTACATGAACAAAAAAGTAGAATGGGACATCATAGTTCCAGTTAAATTACCAGTAAGTTTAAAAAATGTAGATCCTGGCAAACTCCACCCATCGCTTCTCCGTGATATTCCAAAGGGGGGTAAGTTACATTACCTCGCTGCGGATGCATGGAATGCGATGGTGGATGCTGCTCAAAAGGATGGTATTGAATTAAAACCGACTTCGGCTGGCGATCTTTATAGAAGTTATGACGCTCAGAAATCTGGGTTTTTACAAAGGTACCAATTGGAACCTGTTGTTGGAACAAGTACAAAAACTTTTGAAGGCAAGACTTGGTATCTAAAAAAAGGTATGGCGATGCTCGCTACACCAGGTAAAAGTCAGCATAATCTCGGGTTGGCTGTAGATATTCATTCTGCAGGCGAAAAGAAAAGATTAGATTGGCTTATTAAAAATGTTGTTAAGTTTGGATTTTCATGGGAAGTGGTTCCAAGCGAACCATGGCATATTCGCTATACAGAGGGTGATGCTGTCCCGCAAGCAGTTAAGGATTGGATTGCTCTTAACCCAAAAGCAAGTAGCCCTTTTGGTTCAACTTCTGATCAAAAAATTGCGGCAGAAGTCAAGCAAAATCCTGTCTCTGATGCGATCAAATTGGATATACAATCATCACCTATACTTTCGTACCCAAACAAAGGTAAGGATGTCAAAAAATTGCAAAATATTTTAAGTAAAAAAGGTTTTCCTGCTGGCGCTGACGGTGATTTTGGAAGATTAACTGAAAGTATGGTTAAGAAATTTCAAGAAGCAAACAATCTTCCAGTTAATGGCGTTGTTGATGCTGAGACATGGGCGGCTTTGCTCTCTTAAGTAATTTGATATAGAATTACATAGAGGGAAATATGGCCGGATCAAGAGATATTAGTATATACCAGGGCGACACTTACGTTCATGAACTTCGTTTAAAAAACAACGCTAACACTGCTATAAATATAACTTCAAGAACTTACTCTGGTCAAATTAGGAAGAAGAGAAACTCTGACACAATTGCGGCAACATTTTCTTCCGAAATAACTAGCGCAGCAAATGGTATTGTTGTCATGACGCTAACAAGCTCTAATACTGCAAATATTGCAGCTGGCTCCTATGTTTACGATTTTCAAGAAACTAACGGTTCTACAGTGACAACTTTGATTACTGGCGTTGTTACTGTTGTTGGTGAAGTGAGCAGGTAATGTCTGCCGAAATAACAACACTGCAGGTTATCAACAGTGACATCAGTTCTTTAACAGTAACTACTGATACCTCAAATGTTTCTGTAGTCTCTGAAATAACATCAGTTAGTTTACAAACTAGCGATATTAGCGTATTAACACAGACTGGTGGTACAATTAATTTAGCAAGTTTAAGTCTGGCTACAACTGTTACTGATATTGCGAGAACTGGGGTAGTCGGGGTAAGTGCTTTAGCAGCTAGGGCGGATCACGTTCATAGTGCAGCTGATTTGTTGGTGGATGGGGGAAATTACTAATGGCAAATACATTAAGGATTAAAAGAAGGTCATCTGCTGGATCAGCTGGTGCACCAACAAGTTTAGAGAATGCAGAGTTGGCTTTTAACGAAGCTGACAATATTCTTTATTATGGAACAGGAACTGGCGGTGCAGCGGGGAGTGCGACTTCTGTTATAGCCATTGCTGGTTACGGGGCATACACTACACTTGGCACATCTCAAACTATCACCGGGGATAAAACATTTTCGGGGACAGTAATTGTCCCGACTCCTTCAGCAAATACCCATGCTGCAACAAAAGCTTATGTTGATAGTTCGCTTCCAACATTATCTGGCACAAGTAATCAAATTACTTATAGTTCGGGGACAATTTCTTTGGCTGCTAATGTTGTTACTCCAGGTAATTTGACTGTAACTGGAGATTTGCTGGTTCAAGGTAACACAACAACTCTTAATACATCTACTTTGGTTGTTGAAGATAAAAATGTAGTTATTGCTAATGTTGCAGTCCCTGATGACACAACAGCAGATGGCGCGGGAATTACGGTTAAGGGAACAACGGATAAAACTCTTAACTGGGTTGATTCAACAGATGCATGGACATCTTCTGAGCATTTCAATATTGTTGCAGGTAAATCATTTTATATTGGTGGTTCAGCAGTTCTTTCAAATACAACTCTTGCATCAAGCGTTATTACATCAAGTCTCACATCAGTTGGAACAATCGGAACTGGCGTATGGCAAGGTACGGCTATAGGCATTGCTTACGGTGGTACTGGCTCAACATCTGCTGGAAATGCAAGAACCGCGTTAGGCCTTGCCATTGGCACAGATGTTCAGGCTTATAGTGGGTTCCTTGCCAATATTGCGGCTAACTCAGCTATCTTTGATGGCGGAACTTTTTAATTAAGGGGCTTTAATGGCTAATGTTATTAAAATAAAAAACTCCGGCACAGCGTTAAGTGCCCCAGCTTCTTTGGAATATGGCGAGATTGCTATTAACTATGCTGACCAAATTTTATTTTATAAAGATTCCAACAACACTATTGTTTCTTTTGATATTAGTGGCGGGGTTGGTGTGTCTGAATTAGATGTTCAGGTTAGTGACCTAGAAGTGTCTTTGGCGATGCAAACCTTCTAGGGCTTAGAAGGCGTTTTCTGTTATAATTAATATACTATGGATGATGTAAAAATTAATACAAGCAAAACGCTTACTTTAACATTACCGAGTGATCCCACGTCAAATGTTGTCTCTACAAGTCTTTACCACGAGTTTGGTTCGCTTGTTAGCGGTCCAACTAACGCTACCAGAACTGGTTCTGGGGTTTATACAATCACTTATGGCCAGCAAGCTTCTGGTATTTATATTCTTAATTCAGCAGGTAGACATAGGGCTGACTTTACATACACTGTAAGCGGAACATCTTATACGCAATCTCAATATATAAATGTTTACACTCCTTACTACGATATAGACACTTTTTTTGAAGATCATTCTGAATTAGAAGATGAATTTTATGATAAGTTTGATTCTTATGAAAGAAAAGTTAGAAATATAATTAATACTTTTTGTGGGCAATCATTTGAATTTTATTCAAATAAATATTTTAGTTTAAATGGAAACAACAAAAGCACGCTTCCTTTGCCTTTACCAATAGTAAATCTCCACTCAGTAACTATGAATGTTGGGGATGATGATGAAACATTGATGCATGATTCAACAGATGCTTCAATTAATAATATTGAGAAATCAAGGGAACCGTTTAACTTTCAATCAGCTAACTGGATTCAATTTAGAAATTCTTACTTAGATAGTGTCCAAGTGGTTATTGTTGGCAATAAATTTAACGCCTCAGACGATTACAAAGTTGTAGGAGACTTTGGATGGCAGTTTGTCCCAAATAATATTGAACAAGCAGCAGATTTGTTATTAACTGACATGATGACTGGAGACTCTGAATACAGAAGGCACGGGATGAAAAGTGTGGATATGGATATTATCAAATATGAAACGAAGGATTCCTTTTATGAATCAACCGGTAATATTGATGCAGATATCTTGCTCATGGATTACACAATTTTCATTATGGATTATGTGGTCTAATCATGTCTCAGGGCACATATTTTCGTTTTACTCATAACGGGGTTGTCTACACTAAGACCATTACAACAAATGCTGCTGGTCAAAAGTATCCAACATTTACCAGCGCTGGTGTAATTTATTTCCAATTCCAAACCCCTACTCTTTCATCAACTGGCGGGGAAAAGAGAATTGCTCCATACAATGAAAACATAACTTATTATGAAGCCATTGTCCCATTGAAATACGATTCATATATGCTTTTTGCTAATAGAATTGGTTTAGTTAAAGATAGATACGGTACTGCGATTAGTCCTGATGTTTATGAAATTATCGGTATACAGCCTAAATTTTCTTTCTCAGGGAAAAAGCATCATAACCTTATTATGTTGAAAAGAGTTGTGGAACCGCAATGATAAATATTCGGGTAACAAATAATTTAAAAAAAACAATTGATAAATTAAATAGATTGCAGCTTGATCAGCAAACAGCTATGGCTGAGGCAGCTTCGGCAACTGCACTAAAGTTGCAAGAAGTAAACCCCGAATACGCGGTAGTGAATGTAGAAACAAATGGCGATACTTTTATTATTACTGCTAACCACATTGGTTATACTGATGAAATAAATAATGACGCTAAAGAGTTCTTTAAAGAAACTTTTAGGGAATCATTTGTAAATTTAGCGGGCGGTAAGTAATGGGAATTAGCGTTTACGATGTTAATACTCGGCTTACAGGGGATGCAACATTGATATCTTTAGCTGGCAAAACTATGAGTTTTTTCCCGGTTATTGCTACCAATAGCGAAGCCGCCCCATTTGTCACATACTTATATCAACCACGAGTCCCCGATGTTGAGCAATACTGGATGAGATGTGATTATATTAGATATTCTATTTTTGATACAGATGCATCAAGGCTTTTTGCCTTGTCTGAGCGAATTATAAATTTATTATCAATAGGTGATCAAGTTGCACAAAGTGGGGGAATATTGCCATCTGAGGTTAGACCTTTATGCTCTTATATGGTGGGGTCCAGCCTTGCTGCCCCAATAGAAAAAGAAGGTTGGTATAGAATGAACCTTGATTTTAAAATTAAGAATGTTGATTATTAATGTGATATACTGAGTACTGCACTTAGGTGCCTAATAGATTGTGTTATAATAAAATATGGTATATACTACAATTACATACATCGGGAAAGAACCAGGCTTCGTGGTGAAGATCTCAGGCAAGGTATACGATTTTGAATGGATGAAGGGTTTAGGTATTGGCAAGCGTGAAAACGAAGTCAATATTGATGATTCAAAGAAGATCGCGCAATGGCGCGATAAAAAAGGTCGGAAGATATTCCGATTAGATTAAATCAGGAGGATTTAAAATGGCAGTAACAGTAGCAAATATTGTTGTTGGTGAAGCGACAATTCAGCTTGGCACTAACGCAAACGCAACTAGTATCTCAACGATGAATGCGTTCACAGATATTGGTGCAACAACAAACGGTGTTGAAATTTCATGGGAACCAGACATTGTTGACATTGAAGTAGATCAGTTTGGCGATGCAGCTAAGTTGATTCAATCAAAAGTTAAGGTTATGTTGAAGACAACCCTTGCAGAAGGAACTTTGACTAACTTGACAACAGCTTGGAACTATGAAGAGACTGATATCGTCACAACTCAAGATGGAGCAAGCACTAAGACTTTTAATTTTGGAACACAATCAGTGTACCCAAATGAGAAAGGTATTCTTGTAACAGGTTCAGCACCTGGCTCAAATGCAACAGCAATCAAGACTCGTAAATTTTATGCAAAACGTGCGGTTTCAATGGAATCTTCAATGATCTCAATGAAGCGTGCCGAGGCAACAATGTTTACGGTAGGTTTCCGAATTCTTCCAACCATTGCAGACAGTGGTTATGAATACGGCAAGATTATTGACGCAATCTAATATTTAATAAAAAAATATAGTTTGTAAGGCTTGAAGCCCCTCCCTAAGGTGTGATACACTTATTAGGAAGGGGCTTTTTGCTTTCTTCATAACCAAAGGAACAGGTGATTAAATTGAGCGATAAGAACAAAGACATTACTGCAGGAACTCCAATCGTTTTTGCTGATGGAGTAACTAGAACAATTAAGCCATTGACAATCAGACATCTTCGTAATTTCATGAAGGCTGTCAAAAATCTTAAGGGTGAAGACAACCTTTCTGATGAAGATATTGACATCATGGTTGAAGCAGCTGGCATTGCGTTGGCAACTGTTGACCCTGAATTGTCAAAAGACAAAGATAAGTTAGAAGATGTTTTGGATCTAAGATCATTTGGTGAGCTTATGTCCGCAGCAATGGGTTCAGACCCTTCCTTCTAAGCGAGGATGGTTCTTCTCCAAGCGAACCTTTAGCTTGGCAAGATATACCACTCCTCAAGTATGAATCAGAAATTTTTGTAAAATCAGGTGCTTGGGTTAATTTTGAAGAATTAGAATGTTCATTGACTTTAAATGAATTATTCTTACTCTATCGTGCTTGTGCTAATGAAACTTCTGTTGCATTAAAAGTTGCTGCTGCCGCACAAGGCGGTGATGTTGATTTTGATGATGACTGGTATGATCCCGCACCTCCTACGCCTAAGGCTCCTGTATCAGCAATGGAGATGAAGTCAAAAGGCATTTCTGGGTTTGGTATGGGTATGACTACTGAGAACGATAGAAGGGAGGCTTTTCCCGAGATGTACGCTAATGAGTAATTATTTATTGCTTAAATCACTCTATTGTGCGATAATTTATATTGCAAACTATGTCTGACATTACTGGTGATAATTCTAACGATATCCAGATTACAACTGGTATTGATAACAACCTCGCCCAAGGGGTCGCTCAACTAACCCCTGCCTTAAACAGTTTAGCCGCCCAACTTGTTAAGTTATCACAATCTGCAACTAGAAACGTAGATTTATCAAATACTTTAAGCAGAAGTATGGGTTTAAATGTTACCAGTGCTGGTAAATTTAAAGCTGCATTAAGCAAGTTAATTAACACCCAGGAGCTATCCAACAGGGTGATGCGGCAATCAAAGAATGATGTTGAGCAATTAGCTGCATCATACAGGCAATTATCAGCAGCTGCATCTGGCGGAACAAGCCCCGCTCTAGCCAACTTTGGACTACAGCAAACATCTTCGCATTTGTCAGCAATGACTGCAAATGTCAAGTCATTTGACAAAGCTATTCGTGAAGTAAGAATTGAGCATTTTGCAACAAGGATGCAACAATCTGGGGCTAGATCCCAGCAAGCAGCCTATAATTTTACAAGAAATTTTACTTTACCAATTATTGCTGGTTTTAGAACCGCATTTTTTAATTTTGCTAGATTAGAGACAGAAACTGTTCGTTTAACAAAACTTTTAGGTAACAACTTTTCTTCAGTGGATAAAAGCCTTAGTGGTATGCAGGCATCTTTGCAGAAAAATAGAGAATATGTTGCTGAAGTAGGTCTTGAGTTAGATAAAATTACAGCAAAATGGGGAATATCAAGAGTTCTTGTTCAGTCTCTTGCTGGTGACTTTGCTGAATTAGGCATTGTCTCTAAGTCTGCTTTATCTAATCTTGTTATGTTTACCGCTGAAGTTGAAAAACTTGGCAACCTTGATATTGGTGATTCTTCTGAGTTTGTTAAAACTATGTATCAAACTATTTTGAGGATAAGAAGAGATCTGAAAAAGAGTGTTGATATGTCCAATGAGGCTGTGTCTGAAGAAATTTTAGGTCAACTCAGAGGGCAGATAGCAATGTTCAACTTGATTGAAAACCAAACTACTTTGTCTTTGAAGAACATAGCGCAAGCTTTTCCTGAAATAACTGCTGCTGCTACAAGCTTTGGTTTGTCAATGACTGAAGCCGCAGCAATGCTTGTGCCTATGGTTGCTGCCGGTTTTCAAGTTGGTGCTTCTGCTAACTCAGTAAAAGTTTCTTTGCAAAGAATGGTTGCAATGACAAAACAAAACACGGAGATAGTCGCTGGATTAAGTCAGGAATTAGGGCCTGGGTTTAAAGTTTCAGCAGGTGTTGGTATGAAGGCGATCCAGCAACTTGTTGATGGATTTAATTTATTAAAAAACACAAAAGGTGAGCAAGGTGTTTTGGAATTGTTCAGTCGTCTTTTTGGTGTTCGTCAAGGTCCAAGAATGGAGACCTCAATTCGCCAATTAGCTGCATTTCAGGATGCAATAGTTTCAACATCAAGGACTGGTGTTTTAACTCTTAAACAATTGGAATCTACTGCTAATGGAATAAAATTAGATAGCTCTTCTTATGAAAATATAATAACTAAACAATTAGAATCAAGTGTTAACGCTGAATTAACTGCCGCTGGGTTAGCTAGCCAAAAAGTTGAGTTAAAGAGTATCCTCTCTCTTTCGGAGTTAACTCGTCTTGCTTCTCTAAGAGGGACTGCTGCTGAGATTAAAAGGGCTGATGCAATACAAAGAGGTCAAATTGCTGCTCAAGAATTACTTGAAATTGAAAGCGGTAAAAGAGGTGGCCCCTCTGGTAGAGATTTTCTTTCAAGAACTTCAACCGAAGTTGCAAAAGTTCTTTTGGCTCAAGCTTTTGACACAAAAAATCTTGCCGAATCTCAACTAGAATTTGAGTTAGAAGTTGCTGGTCAAACATCAGAAGTAACATACAGGAGAGCTAAAGAATCCTTGATGGGGATGGGTAGAACAATTGTTCCGATCATTAATAGTATACTAACCGGATTACTCCCTTCTCTGCAGAAATTACAACTTTGGTTATCTAAAAATTCTGAAAAATTTGGAAAATTCTTTGCTATTGGGGCTTTAGCTTTAGCTGGTATCGGCCCTATTAAAATGTTATGGAGTACACTTAAAATATTAACTGGAACATTAACAAGTTTATTTTTAAAGATATATCAGGGATTTCAAGTAACTTCTAGTAGTTTCATAACTTTTCAAGAATTGTTAATGAACCCAAAACTGCTCAGAGGCAGTAACCCAGTAATCCAGTACATGGATGGGTTTTTAATAAGAAAAAACAAATTTGATAAAGCATTAAGAAAAAAATCTGATTATAGCGGTATATCTATAGCAGCAAGAGAAGTTCTTGAAGCCGATGCCGCTTCATCAGGCGCTCCTATTACGAAAAAAACAATTTCAAAAATAGCGGGGTCAACACCAATTACTGCGTCTACAGCTAGATTGTTAATTTCAACGACTGAACCGTTAGCTCAGGGTGCAAGGGATATTGCTGATAGTGCAGTCTCTGCGCAAAGAGCTATATCGGAAGCTATTCGGGAAGGTTTGTCTAAAGGTATTTCCCATTTGTTTGTTGGCCCAAATGTTTGGGAAGGGCCAAACTATTGGGTAGGGCCTAACTACGGAATTGGCGGCGGAAAAGGCGGGGGAAGGGGTGGGGACGATCCTGACACATCAAAGTTTAAAGTATCAAAAGCAAAAGCTGCTGGGGGTGTATCTAAGCCCGACGCTGTCTTTAAGCCTGGTGTTACTCCTAATGATATCGGTACCCTTACTATCCCTAACCGGATTAATACTCTTAGTACTCTTACACCAAGTCAGTTTGCTAACGAAAATGCTGTCTTTAAAGCTTTTGCTGATCAAATTAAATCAGAGGAACTTGCGGCTGCTCAAGCAGCTGCCACTGTTGTTAAGCCTGCGGAAATTATCCCCACTCTATCCGCTGCTGATAAAATTATTGTAGAAGAAAAAAGGGCTATTAGGAAAGCTGCTGAAAGACTAAAAAAAGATTTAGGTAGAGCAAAAAAAGCGTTAGT